CAGAAGCCAAACTTGTTGCTTTACGCAATATCCAACAAACAATGGTTTTAAATCTATCCAATAATATGGCCAGTAATATTCAAGTAACACTTGCGCAAGGTATAGCCAACAACCTATCAAGAAATGAAATAAAAGATTTAATGAAAGGCATTGTCAGTGGTACTAGACCTGATGCTGTGATTACAACAATGCTTGCAACATATGAGCAGTCTGTTATTGCAACAATGGCTGAAGACTTACCTGATAATACTGAGTGGGAATACATTGGCCCTCGCGATGAAAAAAATCGAGCAGTGTGTAGGCAGTACCTTAATGCAGGGCCATTAACTAAAAATGAGATTACTACAATTAAATCAGATGGATTCATTTTCAGGGGCGGATGGCGTTGCCGTCATCAATGGGGTGTCGTAGATGGCTAAATTAAGTATTATACAAAAATTGCTCAAATTCTCATCAAGCGACTTAAAGAAGTTTGCAGAAAAAATACGCAATACTCACGTAGAGCAAACAAGAAAAGGTATTGATGCATTTGGGAAAGTATTTAAGCCTTACTCTAGGTCATATAGTACCAAGAAAGCTAATAGAGGCTTTGCCAAGCAAGTAAGTAACAAAGTCAGTCCGCCTGACCTAACACTTACTGGTAGAATGTTTAAAAAGTTTCAAGTGATGGCCACGAGTACAGCGCCTGAATTGCAGATTAAGTACGGTATTAAATCAAACAAAGATGGTCACAAACTAGCCAAGAATAATAAGACGCGTGTCATCGCTGGTAGTAATAGAGTAGGGCCACTAGTGCAAAAAGAAGTGGTCAAGATGTTTGAAAATAACACGCAAAAGAATTTAAAAGAAATTTCGCGCCAACGATTAAAAGTAACGTTGTAATGAATAGGAGACAGTATGTCTGAAGATAATGTGCAGAACGCACCTGGTGACAAACCTTATGTCGAGCGACCACCAGTAGAAAAAGCAGTAGCTCAAGAGGCGGCGGCCGAACAACCGCAGGATCAACCAACTAACCCTGAAGTTGGAGACTTGATCGCAGAATCAAAGAAATATAGGGCGAGAAGTCAAAAAGCAGAGGCTGAACTTGCACAAATGCAAAAACAAGCAGAAGCTCAACGCACTAAAGAGTTAGAGGCCAAAAAAGAATGGCAAACTCTTGCGGAAGAGCGTGCTGCTAGACTTTCAGAACTTGAACCCATTGTGGAGCGAGCCATGAAAGACGAAGCACAAATGCGAGAACAGATACTGAATGACTTTAGTATAGAAGATCGTGAAACATTTGGAGACTTGCCTATGGCGAAGCTTCGAGCGTTACACAATAAAATTGTTCAACAGCCGAAAGTAGCTATCGCTAATAACCCGGCAGTTCCTGCAAATGAAGTTCAAGGTGATTGGACGCAGATGTCTGATAAAGACAGAAAAAAGAACTGGCCAAAGATTATTGATAGATACCGCCGTGCTAAAAATTAAGGAGCTATAATGGCTAATTATTATGGATTTACTGGTGATGTAACCCAAAAATCAGATATTGATGTATTTGTACCCGAGCTATGGGCAGACGGTGTAATGCGTTATTTCGAGAAGAATTTAGTACTCAAACCATTTTTTGATGACTACAGTTCTCTTGTACAAGGACGCGGAGACATTTTGCACATTCCCACAATGCAAGAAGTTGCTTCCGGAACAAAAAGCGCAAACGCATCAGTTGACTTTTCCGCTAATGTAGAAACTGGTATCGATCTTGCGATTGACCAACACAAATATGCCGCAAAGTTACTAGAAGATGTGGCTATGGTCCAATCAAACGAACAGCTTTTCGATAAGTATGCTCAGTCAATGGGATACAGTTTAGCAAAAGCCGTAGATGTTAAAATTGAATCCTTACTACAAACGCTTGGTACAACTCAGGACTTGGCAGCTAACAATAGTATGTCAAACGCTGATGTTGAAACAGCAATTGGAACATTGTTAACTAATGATATTCCAAAAGAAGAGTGTGCATTCTTTGTGAATCCACTTATCTATGCTGACCTCTTGAACTCTAGAGCCTTTGTTGCTGCTGGTGTATCAGGATCAACTAGCACTTCTGCTGGTATTGGTTTTGGTGCTGATAATGCAGCAATGAGAACTGGTGAAGTTGGTTTACTATTTGGTATCCCGGTTTTTACTAGCTCATTGATACCAACAACATCTAGTGATGGTATTGAAGTTGGATATCTTGTACACAAATCTGCAATTGCAGTTGCTGTGCAGCAGGACATTCGTATCCAATCAGATTACGACGTCTCTTATTTGGGAACAAAAATAGTTGCTGATATCATTTATGGTGCAGTGATTACTACTAGTAACCATGTTAAGGGTATCGAGTTCTTGAACTCATAAACCACATGCAATCAAGCTGGGCGGTGCTTTGTCATCGCCCAGTGCAATATATGAAAGATACTTATGATTATACTTAATAAAGAAAACCACACCAAACATGTTAGCACGCGTGAAGAAGCGCAGAAACTTGTTGATGAGGGTTATGAAGTAATTAAAAACAAATTTGGTGGGCCAAAGATTGTTAAATCTGAGCCGAAGAAAAAGTTGAAGAAGATATTTAAGAAGTAATACTCTTATTTATGTCTCGTTCACGGTCTGCTAATACCTTAGAGATGGAGAAAAAATGGCAACAAGTAATTTACATCGTTATACCGCGCAAGAAGCGCTAAACATCATCACCGCAGGCGGTGGCTATGATTATGTCACCAACGCCACAGTAAACGCCCATACTTACGTAGCAATCACTGCTTTATCAGTTGACGCAGTTGTATCTGCTACTAGTTCAGATACGGACATATGGGATACATTGTCATCTGTTACAGTAAAAGCTGGTCAAACCATTTATGGTAATTGGTCTGCTGTTACGGTAGCTAGTGGAGATTTTGCAATCGTGCATAGGAGATCAAGCTAATGGCTAACCTACATAAACGCTCGGTTCAAGAGGCATTAAACTCTACAGTAGGTGGTGGATGGTCCGTTAAAGCAGCCACTGCAAGTGGAAGCAGTGCAAATGTTAATAATACGATACATGTGGCACTAGCATCAACCACTGCAACATTAGCTATACATAGTTCGGTTGCTTTGCACTTTAATTTTAGCGCAGATAGTGGCCAGGATATAAATGCATCCAATGACATGATTGTTCCAAAAGACACAATGATGTTTTTCACTGTACCTAGAGGACTAGGCAATACAGTGTATTTTAATCATAATAGTACAACAACTAGCACTGGTTCAGTGCGGATCGTGGAGATATAATGATTGGTGGAATGGGGAGTGCCGTAACTCCTGACTTAAGCAAAGGCGGTGAAATAGATGGTGATCTTGTAATAACTGGCGATTTCAAAGTTGAAGGTGCTGGTAGTTTTGCTTATGATGAGATAATTGAGGGTAATTTACAAATAAAAGGTACTGCTCCGCTTATTCAATTAAAAGAAACAGATGCAAACAATGCTATTCAAGGGTTTCAAATAAACTCATCAGGTGGTGTAATAAGTTTTAATTCATTAAATAATAATGATGGTTTTACATCTACAGATTATCAAATGCACAGAACTGGTGCTGGTGCTTATCATCATAAGTGGTTTATCGCTGGTAGTTCAAAAATGATTCTTAGTAATTCAGGATATTTGGGCATTGGCACAGACTCGCCTCAAAGTAATTTAGAAATTTCAGATTCTTCTAGTGGTGTTGGTGGTGTTTTAAGACTTAGCTCTCCATCTAACCACAACGATAAGAAAAGAGTTGATTTTGCTAGTGATGGAACTGTCTATCATAGAATCCAAGCAGATGCTAATACTGGTCAAATGCTTATAGGAAATATCTCAGGAAGTGGTCATTCTGTAAGATTAATAACTAATAATATAGCAAGATTAATAGTCGACGACAGCTCTCGCATTAGTCTTAGTAATAATGATGCTGGTTCATCAAATACAGTCTTTGGTTTGGGTGCTGGTGATTCTTTAGCATCAGGTTCACTTGGTAATGTTTTATTTGGGGAAGCATCTGGTGCTTCAATATCAACAAATGATTATAATACATTTATTGGTCATAATGCTGGTAGGTTTTATGGTCAGACTTATGCTTCAAAAAATACTGCTGTAGGTTTTCAATCAATGTATGTAGGTGGTAATGCATCTACAAATTCTGCTAGTGGCAATACTGCTGTAGGTTATCAAAGTTTATATGTAGTTAATACTGGTTATGAAAATGTTGCAGTTGGGAATACAAGTTCAAAATCATTGACCACTGGTAATCGTAATACTGCTATTGGTTATAATAGTATGTATTCAATTACTACTGGAGGTAGTAATACCGCAATAGGCAGAGAAGCATTATATAGTGAAACTGGAGCTAGTGCTTTAGTTGCTGTAGGTGAACAAGCTATGTACTCTCAAAATGCTAATGCATCTGTAGAGAATGTTGCCATTGGCTCTAATGCTAGTTATTATAATGTAAATGGTCAACAAAATACAGCAGTAGGCTATACTGCAATGCAAGGCTCGTCAGGTAATTCTCATAGCTATAATACAGCTATAGGTCATAGAAGTATATTTTCTGTTACTACTGGAGCTCAAAATAGTGGCATAGGATATAAATCATTAGAGTTTTTAACGACTGGAATTAGTAATACTGGATTAGGTGGTCGTGCATTAAATAGCCAAACAACTGCAAATTATAACACCGCAGTAGGGCAACAAGCCTCAAGAATGAATCAAACTGGTAGTAATAATACATCTGTCGGTTATGAGGCAATGAAAGGTGTAGCAAGTAACTCACACTCTAACAATACAGCCGTAGGTTATAAAAGTTTAAATGCAGTCACAACTGGCGGTAGTAATACTGCTGTTGGTATGGAGTCTCTAATGGTTGTAACTACGGGATTAAGCAATGTGGCTTTAGGCGCTTATTCTTATTATGATCTAACTACTGGGGCACAAAATACTGCTCTTGGAACATCTGCTGGAGAAAATCTTCAAGGTGGGCATAATAATGCCCTATTGGGTTATAGAGCTGGATATATAGGCACTGGTTTTAGTAGTACAGTCGGTATAGGGTACAGAGCATTATATAATAATACTGCTGACTATAATGTGGCAATCGGGCATGATGCTGGTTTTGCAAATACTTCAGGTACGCTTAATGTCTCATTAGGGGCAACAGCCTTACACTTTAATGAAACTGGTGCATCAAATACTGCTATAGGAATTAATGCTTTATATGGTGCAAGTGGTCAATCTCATTCTAATAACACTGCTGTTGGTTATAATTCAATGTTTTCAGTCACAACTGCAAGTGCTAATGTTGCAATAGGTAAAGAAACATTATACTCTACGACAACTGGTGGCAGTAATACTGCTTTAGGACACCAAGCAATGTATTATGGAACTGAAAGTGATTCCAATGTTGCAGTAGGTCAAAGTGCATTAGAGAAAAATGTTACTGGAGATGATAATACTGCAATAGGTTATCAGTCTCAATATGGAGTCAGCAATAACTCTCATAGTAATAACACATCGGTAGGTTATCAAAGTTTAAAATCAATCACAACTGGTGGTAATAATGTTGCTATTGGGTACACTTCAATGCAAGATAATACAACTGGAGCTTATAATGTGTCTTTAGGGTATAGAGCATTACGAGACAATACAACAGCGACTTCTAATGTAGCAATAGGTGCGGAATCATTGCAAAATACATCTGCTGGTGCAGGTGCTAATATTGCTATTGGTGCTAGTGCTATGGCAATAGGAACTGGTGGAAAACAAAGAAGTCACGCTATTGGGTACAGAAGTCAATATCTAAATGAAACTGGTAACAATAATATTTCAAATGGATTTCAATCATTATATAATAATGAAACTGGTGATAATAAT